CTTGCCGTCTGTAGACTGCAGCACCGCGCCCAAAGGGATTACGCTCGTCGCCGTGCCGGTGGCTACCACATTCCCGGTCGACTGGGTCGAAGGGTTGCGGGTAACGCCGAACCAGGCGCCAAACATGGCCAGAAAGTCGCCCGTAGCGGTCTGAACGAACAGCTCCTTAATGAGCTCCTGCAGCTGCGTATAGAAATCGAAGACCCGCAGAGAATACCCTGTGATTAACGCACCGAGGAAGGAGTTTTTCAGGAACGGATTAGATTCGGACAGCTCTCGTTGAACGTCAGTTTTTGCTCGCTGCTCCAGCTCTTTCGGTGTTTCAGGAAAATTAATGCTCATGTTCCAGTTGACTCCCAAAGGTCAAAGAACCGTTGTTCGACTTGACCCGAGCTGAATTCGATTGTCATTTTAAGCTCCATCTGTCCGGTCTTTGTATTGCGGGTGATAGATGCTTCGATATTCTTTGCTAACTCGTCATCGATAAGCCATTGAGTAGCCCGTATAGCGGCGTCTTTCACTCCGTTGAGTGTATCATTCGTCAACCGGGATTGCTCATATAGCCACAGTTTTGACCCGATCTCAAAGCCAGGCGTATCGGCCAGGACATTACCGACCCACCCCCGGCGACGAATAGCATCCGGCACTTCTGACGGATCTGCTCTCCGCTCGCATAGGATCGACATCTGAATCGATGTATCGAACCCATCGACGAGAGTGAAGTCCCCGTTGGTACCGAACGAGATGTCGAACGTGCCTTGGGTGTCTTTGGCTAAAGCTAAGTCGATATTTTGGGCCATTATGTCACACCGCTTATAGCTGCTTCTGTGTCGCCGTTGGAGTCGTTGCCTTGAGTATGCCCGTGGGTATCATCGATCGTCTTACCGTTGGCTGTTACCGTTCCGGTGAATGCCGTATTTCCCACGACAGCAACGTCGCCTGTGATATTCAGGTTCGCCGCGGTCAAGTTGACGTTTGCTGAACCGGCGTCGATCTCGATGTCTCCGTTCTCTGAAAACTTTACGAAGGCGCCGGTTAACTGGTTACCGACAACATACTCCCCCGGCTTCAGGTTCTTGAATCGGTCGGTGGGGCGATACTCAATAATAACTCGGTTTTCTTCTTGAGCCTGAATGTTCAGCATAATCGAAGAGCTGTCTTTCGGAGCCTTGCCGGCTGTGCCATAGGGATAGATGACTTCGACCTGCGCCGTTCTCCCCAAGTAGGTGACTTGAGTATTCGCAACATTCCCGGAGTCGTCACCGGGGAGGCTTACTACCGCCCGTTTGATCATGTTCATTAATTTCTTAATCAAAACAGCCCCGTTTTGCTTGTCTCTTCCTGCTCTACCGGTTCGCTGGCCTGCAGGGTATAGGCATCTTTAGCCACAATTCCGAGGGTCGTAACAGTGCCCCCGTTGAGGTTTAACTTATAGTTTACGGAGTTAATTAGGAACTTTCCAGATACCCCTGCATACTCGTCCCTGACTCCGATCAGCCTGTTAAACTGCCACACAATTTTGGTTGCTTCATCCCGGTGCCCTTGGACAGTCACCAAATAACTAAAACCTCGTGTCCTGTTGATATTTGCCTGCCATGTCGCCCGGGTCGCGCACTGGTCGCTACTGGATGACTTTTCAGCAAGCTGGTATAGGATTCTGCTTGATCTGATGGCCGAATCCGTAGCCACGCCTGAAGCGTTGGTTACTTCGGAATTTGAAGGCACCCCGGATAATAATGAAGCACTATTATTACCCTGAGATTTCACGATGTATTGGTTAAACCGGTCGGCATTATTGTAAATCGCACGAGCACCGATAACGTTATTCATCTGAGGAGACGCCGCTTCGTTGATAATAGTAAATCCCACATCGACGCCCCCCCCTTGCGTAATGACGAGGTCGCCATCTCCGTTGGATGTGAGCAATACTTGACGCTTTCGACAATACCCTTCAATCAACTCGAACACTCCGACCCCTATCTCAGCGCTTATTTTCTCAGAGCTCTCGAAAAGATCGATGTTGACGACTTCATTAAGGACTTTTATTCCCGTAATCTTGGCAACCTTGAGAATGGCTTCGATGACCCCGACAAGAGTAATCGGAGTATTAAACTCCACATCATCCCCAAGGGTCGAGTCGATCAGATCGGCTGTTTTATCACGGCCCTGGATGATGACTTGGTGTGACTCTGTGTCGTATTCGGTCTCCATGTCATCTATGAATCCAGTGATCACAGCGGTTTCATCGACAAGAACGCGACAAGGGTCATCAACGGAAAACGGGAACAGCTCGGTCCCGTCTGTAAAAGCAACGAACCGGAATGTCCCACTCACCGCATCGAGAGACTGGCCGACCTCGATGCTATCGAAGTTTGAATACTCGATCCCGTTTACCTCCAGCGTGATCATGCTGTCAGCACCTTGACGACGCCTTCGTAATGACTCACATCCGAGTCGTCATTCAGGTCAACTAGCTCCTGGGCCCGGTCGAGGTCGCCATACAGGCTATAGGCCAACACCTGGGCCGGCATGCGCTTGATTTCTATCTCGAGCACTTGGTTGATCGTCAATCGTCGGGCTTGAATGAGCGTTTCGGCTTGGTCGCGGACGTCTTGCAAGGCTTCGCGGGTGGCTGTCGGCGTGTTCGGGTCCTCAAAAACTGCCTGGAACTGGGCTTCAAGTATCGCCTGGGCCGCGTCGAGCTCGTCCGTGTTGGTGAATTCAGTCTGTGCGACCCCGTTGTACCCCTGGACTAGGGAAGTGATCCGCATCTGACGGGTTAGCATCTGTTCGTTGGTGATCAGCTGGGCCTGTTCCGCGGTTATCGCGTTCCCCACGTCCGTTGCTTCAAAGAGGTTGTCCGACGTCGAGTTGAAATCAAAGAATTCCTGCAGCACTTCGAGCCGATCCGGGACAGATGTGACCAGGGTTATCGTCTGAGCAAACAGATCCTTGATGTCGCTCCCCAAAGCCGAGGGGTCATTAAGCAACTCTGCGGTGTCGTCCGTGAACTCCTGCAGTGAGGAAGAGAACTCGGCGACTTCCGCCGCCACGGGGCTGAACAATTCTTCAACTCTCGCGAAGTTGGCGCTAATGTCTGCCATTAAACTCGTGGCCGCCGCATTCGCCAGGGTGAACCCGGCCGGGATGCTGAAGAAGTCGCCCACGTCCGTCGCCAGCGCGTCGATAGCAACCGTGGCCGTGTCCGACACTTGAGCGGTACTGCTTTGGGCCGGCTGCGGTAATACCTGGTCGTCGGCCAGCTCGAAAACCATGGTGAATATGGCTTCCCCGAGGGACCGCTGCGTCTCCGCTACCGAGTACGGTTTTGCTACGACTTCGACTCGACCAAAAAACGGATGACTCAGAACCCCTTTTCCTGACTGCTCAAGGGCTCCTATTAGCCTGTCCCGGTCTTGAAGGTAGTTCGCACCCGTTACCACTCCGGTGACGTTAAACGTCTTCAGGAGCTTACCCAGGTCTTCCACGTTGCGGCGAGAGGAGTTGACGAACTCATGCGTAACCGTCTTCCGACCACCCGACGTGTTTGAGGAGTCAGTAAGAAACGGGACGCCACGGAAGCTCGCCGGGAAAAGCTCTTCTAAAAGCGCCATTATGCTACCGCCATATTTCTGCCGACGTTGAAGTTTGCCGAACCTTTAACCTTACTCTCAACCCCGGTTACGGCGCCTGACTGGTCACGGATATTCATGTTGATATCGATAGCCGACCGCTCCCTCTGTGTGATTAGATCTGGGTTAGCTTTGATTGTCTCCGGACCCTCGCCGGTGCCGAATCCCAGCAAGGATCCAATGGCACTAAATGCCCCTCCGATATCCCCTATTGAAACTGCGCTTACGAGACGATCGAAGCGCTCCACGATCTTATCGATAATCCCTCCAATAACGGCGCCGATTTTCTTCCAGCTATCCATCAGCAACACCCCGGCAGAAATCAACGCAGCGATACCGACCACGATCAGCGTCACCGGACCGAAAGCGGTACCCAGAGCCAAACCAACGAGGCCGATACCTACGGCCAGAGGGCCCAAAATAGCAAGAATGCCCGTCATGATAACGAGGAACTTTGTCAGATTGGGGTTTTCAGCCGCGAACGCCTGGATGCTGACCGTTATTGACTGCAGCCCGATGATTAAACCCGTGATCAGCTCTTTAAGGTCCAGCGTTTCGACCAAGGTATCCCCGATAGCAGCCAGGGATAGGTTAACGTTGTCCTTCAGCGTCGAGAAGATACCCGCCAGAGTGCCGCTTTGCTTCTTCATCTGGTCGAAAAAGATCCCGCCCTCAGCAGTCAAGGTTCCGAAAGCGTCTTCCATGAATTTAAAGCTGATCTGTGACTTGCTCGCAGCCTCAAAAATTACGTCTTTGGTAACCCCGAAGCGTTTTGCT